CCAAGCTACAGTGTTTATTTAAAAGATAGATTTGGCGTTACTAAACTATACAGCAAGTCTTACAGATTTGATTACAAAACCTCCACTTTAAGTGAAGATTACGAAAGAGCGCATGAAGCTATTAGAAGCCAGCCTGTTAAGCGGTTTATGAGAATAGCAAATGCCTTTGACCCAATGTTAGTTCAACAGCAAATGAACAAGTATGCGGCAAGTAGGGACAGCAACGATTTAACACCGCTTTTTGATTTAGTAAATGGAATAACCAGCGTAACATCTGGGACTGCTTTTGACATATCTGATTTTAGATTAGATGATGAAGATGGTGCAGACTTAATGAACTTCTTCCAATATTACACTAGTTTAGGAACTTACTAATGAGCAATGTTGATTGGGATTTTATCGGCAAACAGGAAGGGAATAGACTTAAAGGCTATGTTCCTGATGCAGATAATAGCGATTCTGGTGTTACTATAGCCAGTGGGTTTGACTTAGGTGCAAGAGCTTTATCAGATTTGTCTGGTTTGCCTGATGAGATAGTTCAAACACTAGAGCCTTTTCTTGGCTTAAAGGGTGCTGAAGCAAAAGAAGCGGCAAGTAAACTTAAAATTAATAAACAGCAATCTGCTGTTATAAACGACTTTGCTAAAACAAAAGCTATAGAAGATTTGTCTCGTAAATGGAAGGCTGAAACAGGCCAAGAGTTTTCTGAGTTACCTAAAAACAAAGCCACTGTTATTGCATCTGTTGCTTTTCAATATGGTGATTTAAAAAGCGAAACACCAAACTTTTGGCGTCAAGTTACTAATGATGATTGGGATGCGGCAGAGAAAAACTTAAGAGACTTCAAAGACCGTTATGGGTCAAGAAGAAACCGTGAAGCAGATTACTTCATGGCTGGTTTATCTGCTGAAGAAGTAGAATCAAAAAAAAAATTCGAGTCTGAGTTAGCAAGAGACAAGCAATACGGCTTGCAACAAGCTATGATTACTGGAGAAGAAGGTGGACTTGGCACTGCTCCAACTGTACCTCGTTCTGATTACATAGAAGAGACTGATGATTTAGTTGAGCTTCCTAGTAAAGTTCCATCTGTTAGCATAAACCATCCAGCAGAAGATTCTGACGAACCTTATACTGATGCTGTTATTCGTGAGGCAATGAAGCCTGAAGTTAAATATTCAGCAACAGAGTATATTAAAGATTTTGCTTTAGGAGAGGGAAGAACATCTACAAGAGATGATGAGTATCTTAATCTTGAAGATGTAAACATGATTGAAGCGGAAGAGATTGTTAACGCTAATCAAACAGATAAAGTAATGGACACTTTCTTTGCTTTAGGCGCAAAGATTCCAGAAGGATATGAAGAAGAGCAAAAAAGGTTTGAGCAAGAAGCGATTACCTTAGACGAGCTTGTGCAACAAAGAGAAGAGCTTGGTTATCAAGGATATGAGGATAAGCCTAGATTAGATAAGTTTTTTCAATTTAGAAAAAAACAAAGATATGGTGATGTTTACATTAGACCTGACCCAGAACAGTTTGAATTAGATGCTTTCCAAGATACAAATACTTTATCTCATGTCCTCGATGTTGCTGGTGCTGCATTTAGGCAATACAACCCAATAACTGCTGGTGCAAGATTTGCACAGTATCAGGGTTTAATTAAAGGAAGACCTAAAGCTGTAGAAGGGTATAGTGTTTACGATAGCGAAGTAGCTAAGAAGCTGGTTAATCCAGAAGGCTTGGCTTATTACGATGCATCTAATAGCGATGAAGAGTTTCTGTTAAGATTTAACAGAAAGCAACGTGACCTTGAAGACATGGCGGTAATTAACGAATCGCCACATGGTCAAGGGTTAAGTATGTTTATGGGTGTTGCTGGCCCATCTTTATTTGCACCTATTGCTCCAGTTAAACTTATGCGTCATCACGGAAGTTTTCGTAGATTCATGGGAGGTGGTCTTTTTGGTGCGGCTACTATAGCTAGTCAACAAACAGCTATTATGACTCAAAACGAAGCAAGGGATGCTGAAGATGGTCTTCTTACTTTAGCGGCTGCTTTTGCCATTAACGGTTCTTTAGCTAGTTTGTTAGGGAAAAATGTATCTGCTCAACATGCTTTAAAAATGGAGAACAATAGACTTCTCAAAGAACAGCAAAAAATTGCTGGTATGGGTGCAAGAAAAGGTATTAACCAAGCTGTTCAAGAAGGACAAACTGAAGCCTTAGAAGCTAAGGCGGTAGGTGCTGGTGTAAGTGACGAGATTAGAAGAACAAGAGCTTACCAGCAAATAGAGCAAGAATCTCTTGAAGCTACTGGAGTTGGCTTTGAAAATTTGCCAATTAATCCTGTAAATAGATTAGCTAAAAGTCCTAACCCAATAGTTCGCTCTGTAATACCAGAGCTTGTAGACATGGGTGGCGTTATGCAACGCAAAGTTCGTAACGGTGAAGAAGCTATGTTTCAGTCAGTAGAGAAAATAGCACAAGTTAGATACTATCCAATGCTTAGAAAAGCTAAGGTTTTAAGCAGTCAGGAGTACGCTAAATACCGTGGTGAGTTGCCAAAACAAGGAGACATTGGTTTAGCGGCTAGAGGTATGAGTAGAGGTTTTCAGGACTTCTTGTCTATGCCTCCTAACACACTTACTTATAAGCAATTTAGAGAACGTGTTGGAATGGCGTTTCGTAGAGGTGACAAAGACAAAGTAAGGGATGGAGCTACGAAGCATGTTGAAGCAACTGCAAGGGAATACCGAAAACTTGTTGATGAGCTTGGTAATGAAGCAAACAAAGTAGGTTTGTTTAGTGCCGAATTAAGGGCATTATTAGATGAAGCTATTGAAGCTGGTGACGTTGCTCGTCAAGCTGAAATTAGAAATGCTTTGGTAGCAATGCGTAAAACAGGGCCAGCAGTTAACACTGCTAAATCTTATTTTCCTCGTGTTTATCGTGGAGATAAAATTGACGCTAAGATGAAACGTTTTATAGATAAGGTTTCATCCCATTTTAGAAAAAACAATCCGGCTTTAACAGCAAAGCAAGCAAGGCTTCTTGCTACAGAGTCAATGGATGCTGTTTTAAGAAGAAAGCCGTATCTTGATTTTGATGGTGCAACTGATGCTTTGGACTTTGTTAAACTACCTTCTGGCGCACAAAAAAGAATTTTAGATGTACCTGATAGAGTCATTGAGGAGTTTTTAGAAAACGATATTGAAGCTGTAATAGGAATGCATACTCGTCAAATGAGTATAGATATTGAGCTTACAAGGCGATTTGGAGATATTGGTCTTAAAGATTTTCTTAAACAAGTAACTGATGAATACGACAGATTATTATCTGAGACAGCAGATGTAACGATGAGAAAGTCTGTACAAGATGCAATGAAGCGTGATGTTGCGGATATTCGTGCTGTTAGGGACAGGCTTCGTGGAACTTATGGCGCATCTAAAGACCCACATGCAATGTCTAGCAGATACATAAGGGCTATGAAGTCTATTAATATTCTTACTGGTATGGGCAGTGCGGCTATATCATCTTTGCCAGATACAGCAAGAATACCGATGGTAGAAGGTTTCCAAGCTTTTTACAAAGGCTTAAATGTTATGTTTTTTGAAGCAAGTAAAATTGCAGCAAAAATGACAAAAACAGAACTAGAGGAAGCGGCTGTTGCTATTGATGCACAACTAGGTTTAAGAGCGCATGCATTAGTAGACTCTACTGATATATTTGGAAATCGTTATGGATTAGAGCGTTCTTTAACAGATGCTACTGGTGCAATGTTTTTCTTTAATGGATTAAACATTTGGAATCAGGTCATTAAGGAAACTGCTGGCAATGTAGTTGCTTTGCGTATGGTTGCCGCAATTATGAATCCTAAAGGTTGGGATGGGTTAGATTCACCTAACAAAGAAAAATTGTTAAAGAATGGCATTGGAAGGCAAGACTATGAGATTATGCGAAGCCAAGTGGAGCGTTTTGGTGTTAAAGAACAAGGTCGTTGGTTGCCAAATACAGCAGATTGGACGGATGCTACGCAAAGGTTAAAGTTTAGAGTAGCCTTAAATCAAAATGTAGACAGAATTATTATAACACCGGGAGCTGGTGATAGAGCGTTATGGACTTCTACTGAGGTGGGGTCTTTGCTTACTCAGTTTAAAGGCTTTGGACAAGGTGCATTTGTTAGAATGTTGACTGCTGGTTTGCAGGAAAAAGACGGTGCATTTTGGCAAGGTGCATTAATGATTGTTGCACTTGCTGGTATAGTAAATGAAATTAAAAGAGCGCAGTATGGCATTGAAAGAGATGAAAATTTTGAACAAAAACTTATTAACGCCATAGACAGGTCTGGTTTGCTTGGTTGGTTTACTGATATAAACAATGCGTCTGAAGCATTAAGTAATAACCAAATAGGAATACGTCCGTTGTTTGGAGAAGACCCTTACCCAGTTAGCTCACAAGTTCAAGCCGCTAGAACTCTTGGTCCAACAGGTTCGTTTATGATTAATGCTGGCAGTGTAATGGGCGATGTTATGTCTGGAAATGTTGATGAACAAACAGGCAGAAACTTGAGGTTTATACAGCCCGGAGGAAACTTGGCTATTATTGATCCGATATTAGATGGTGTTTATGGACAGGGTAATGTGAATAGACAGGAAACTACCAATAGGGAATAGATAAAGTATGGCTACTATAGAAATTGCAGATAATGACGCTAGAGTCCAGTACACCCAAGCGGTAACTGCCAACACAACGCAGTTAACGATTGATTTCCCATTCTTTGACCTCGATGACATCAATGTTATTGTGACGACTGCGGCTGGTGTAGACACTACGTTATCAAGAGGAACTGGTACTGGCACATTTGCTGTTACA